AGAGTCCGCCGGCGTGAAGACCGACGAGGTGCGGGCGAGCGTCGTGAACGTGCCGCGGTGGATCGTGCCCGCCGGCCTCGACACGCTCACCGCATTCGTGGACGTGCAGAAGGAGCTGCTCTACTGGGCCGTCATTGGGTGGGGCCATGCTTTCCGCGGCCACATCGTCGCCTACGGCACCTACCCGGACCAGGGCCGCAGCTACTTCACGCTCCGCGACGCGAAGCGAACGCTTTCCAAGGCCCACGGCAGCAACGTCGAGGCGGCTATCCTCGCCGGCCTGGAGGCGCTCGCCGGCGAGCTGCTCGAGCGGGAGTTCGCCCGCGAAACCGACGACGCGGTGCTGCGGGTCGGTCAGTTGTTCATCGACGCGAACTGGGCACAGACGCAGGGGGTTGTCCGCGACTTCGCCCGGCGGTCGAAGTGGGGGCCGCGGGTGCTGCCGACCCACGGCCGATTCGTCGGGGCGTCCGGGCAGACGATCAGCGACAAGGCACCAGACCGCGGTGAGCGGGTCGGGGCCAACTGGCGGACCTCGACCATCGGAAGGCAGCGGCACGTCCTCTACGACACCAACTCGTGGAAGACGTTCGTCGCGACCAGGATCAAGCTGCCGATCGGCGACCCGCAAGGGTTCACGATCCACGCCGGTCAGCACGACATGCTCGCGGAGCAGCTCGCGAGCGAGGTGCCGGTGCGTGTCGAGTCGAAGATGCGGGTCGTCGACGAGTGGCGGCTGATCCCGGGCCGGGACAACCACCTGTGGGACTGCACGGTGGGGGCCGCGGTCGCGGCATCGTTCACCGGGATCTCGGCGGTGGGCGTCGAGGGCAAGCCGGGGGCTGGGCCGAGGAAAGTGATTTCACGCGAGGAAATGGCCGCCAAACGGGCCGAATTGCTTGCGAAGATGGGCAAGTAAGGGCGGTTGACGGTTGTTCATGTATCGCGAGACTGCGGGCTGTTCGGTCCCTGTTTCCGAAAGGAGTTCGTGATGCGTTTTCTTTCCGCTCTTGTTCTCGCCCTGGTCGTGGCCTCGACGGCGTCGGCCACCGACGTGATCGTGTCCGGCCCGCGTCGCACGGTTGTCGTGTCCGGTGCCGAAGGCCACGCGACCGTGATCGCCCGCCGCGGTGCGCTGGTGCATTCGTCGTGCGGCCAGGTCGAGGGCATCGGCTTCTCGACCGTGTCGCCGGACCACGCGATCCGGTCGTGCTGCTTTTGGGGCCGCCGCCAAGCAGTCGACATCGGCGTCTCGTGGTCGCCGATCCGCCGCGGTTGGTTCGCCGTGGTCCGCTATCGCTGATCGTGTCGCCGCCGGCCCGGAAGCCCAAGCCGGGCCGGCGGCACTCCCAAGAGTATTTTGATGAAACGCCGCCGCTACGCTTTCACGTCTGCCACGCCCGCAGCGATCGTGCGGCTGTACGGTTCGCTCAATCGCATCGGCATGCGGAACGGCATCCGGTGGCAGGTGATTCGCTTCCATGCCGTGCTCGACGCCAAAAGCACCTACCGCGGCCACTTCGACCTCGAGCGGCCGAGCTTGCGGCTTCCCGTCTGGCTGGGCGTGTCGAACGAGACCGTCTACGGCCGCTGCGACCTGCCGCGGCTGATCCGCGAGCTGCGGGCGAGGCCCGCGACGATCACGGACGACTGTGCAGGCCACCCGGACGTGAGACCGTGGTTCCACGAGGACGCCGAGCCGGGGCCGTACACGGAAGACCCGGAGGACGGGTATGCGTATGACGAGTGAGCCGTCCGCTTCATCCGCTGGTTCTGTGAGCGTAGAGAAACGGAGGAGCAAGATGGCGCAAGCGAAAGCATGGCGAACCGCGAGGAACGTCAAGGGGTTGCCGCTGATGGAATCCGCACTGGTGATGCTTGACAGCCCGTGGGGGTGCGGAGACGACAGAATCACAATCGGGTGGAGGATGGAACGCAACAGGTGGTGCGTTCTCACGCCCGCCGGTTCTGATTCAAGTCCGCGCGTCACCCACTGGAGGCCACTTCCGGCCAGGGCGAAAGTGGGTAGCGAGCGTCGTAAATTGGGAAGCAAACTAGGCAGCAAGTAGCCACAGAACGCCAGCGATCAGCGGCCCGCGACCGCTGACGAAACTGCAACCAGACGGCGGCATCGCGGGTCCGCAGCATCGCGTGGTTCTCTGGGAATCAGAGAGGGAACAATGAGCGAAACAGCGGTTATGGTTCTGGCGTTGGCGGTATTCGGCGTGATGATGGGCGCATTGTCCATCGGGTTCCCGCATAAGCCCAGCCATCGGCCTCGCTGGCATCAGCGACGCCGCTGAATTGCGCTCTGGAGCGCTGAACACAAAATGAGCGCCCCTCTCATCCTCTCCGTCGGCGTCGTCTACCTCCTGGTCGCCTGCGACCAGTACGCCAAGGGCTCGCCCGGCATGGCGATCGCGTGGTTCGGCTACGCGCTCGCCAACGTCGGGCTGGCGATGGCGGCCAAGTAAAATCATGGCAGGAGCGAAGCCTGCCATGCGCGACGACTACGACGACAACTACGACGACCTCGAGGCCGAAGCGCTCATCGGCATCGTCTTCATGCGGCAAGGCCGCATGTGAACATTGGTACACTGGTGATAGGGACGCCCGCAGGCGTCCCGCCACCGGAGCGCCAGTGTGGACAACAACGATGTCGTCGACGCGATCGCCGCGAATCTCGCGCAGCCGCGTCGCGCCCGCACCGACGCCGGTGAGGTCGAGCAGCACGAGCTTGACAAGCAGGTGGCCGCGGCCGACTTCGTGATCCGCTCCCGGGCCGCGGCCGGTTCGCCGTTCGCCTGCCTGCGCCGAGCCCAGATCGTGGCCCCGGGGGCCGACGGCTGATGGGCATCCTCTCCAACATTCTCGGCCCGTCCCGGCGTTCGCTGGAGGCGACGATCGCGACCCAAAAGGCCGCCCTCTCGTCGCTCGTCCAGGCCAAGTATGACGCGGCACAGACGACCGACCTGAACCGGAAGCACTGGGCCAACGCCGACCACTACTCGGCCGACGCTGCCCTGCAGCCGCACGTCCGGCGGACGCTCCGCAACCGTGCCCGCTACGAGACCCGCAACAACTCGTACGCCGCCGGCATCGCGAGCACCTGGTCGAACGACCTCGTGGGCACCGGCCCGCGGCTGCAGCTCGACCTTGGGCCGGACGCCAACCCCGACGCCGTCCGGTCGATTGAGACCGCGGTCTACGATTGGTCGGTCAACGTCGACCTCGCCCGCAAGCTGCGGATCGCGAAGACCGCCAAGATTTGCGACGGTGAAGTCTTCGCCCTGAAGACCAGCAACCGCCGGCTCCGCGGCGTGCAGCTCGACGTGAAGCTGATCGAGGCCGACCAGATCATGTCGCCGATGGGCTTCATGACCGAATCGGACGTGGACGGCCTCCGGTTCGACCAGGACGGCAACGTGACCGACTACTGGGTGTCAAAAACCCACCCCGGCTCGCTCACGCCCGGCTTCGTGCTGGACGGCGATTGGGTCGACGCCGACTACGTCTGCCACTGGTTCCACGCCACCCGGCCGGGCCAGCATCGCGGCGTGCCGGAGATCGCCCCGGCCCTCGAGCTGTTCGCCCTGCTCCGGCGTTACACGCTGGCGGTGGTGACGGCGGCCGAGACCGCGGCCAACTTCGCGGCGATCCTGAAGACGACCATGCCGGCCGACGGTGCCGGGGCCGCCGCTCTGGAAACGCTGGAAACGATGCCGATCGTTCGCGGGATGGCCGTGGCCGCCCCGGACGGCTGGGAGCCGGTCCAGATGAAGGCCGAGCACCCGACGGCCTCGCATGACGCTTTCGTGCGTCGGCTCCTGAACGAAATCGCCCGCTGCCTCGACATGCCCTACATCGTCGCGGCCATGGATTCCTCAACCGCGAACTACTCCAGCATGCGGGGCGACTACCTCGTCTACCGCAAGCGGATCGCCGTCGAGCGGAACGACATGGAGCGGGTGTTCCTCGATCCACTGCTCATGGCCTGGTTCGACGAGGCCACGGTCGCCGGCATCATCCCGCGGGGGCTCCCGCCGTTCGGGGCGTGGAACTGGACGTGGACGTGGGACGGTTTCGAGCACGTCGACCCGCTCAAGGAAGCCGACGCGGACGCCGCGATGGTGGCGAACAACATGGCAAGCCTTTCGGAAGTCTGCTCGAAGCGTGGCCGCGATTGGCGGGTCGTGCTCCGGCAGCGGGCCGCCGAGAAGGCGATGGAGCGTGAGATGGGGGTCGAGCCGCAGCAGCCCGCGGCCCGCCAGCCGCAACCGCAGGAGCAGCCCGCATGAACCGCATCACGCTCGCCGCCCAGCTTCAGATTCAGGCCGCCGACGACGCCGCCCCGGCGACGTTCGAACTGGTGGCCTACACCGGTGCGTCCATCCGGCAGGGCTGGAGCCGCAATCCGCTGGTCGTCGACCTGGCCGGCATGGACACGGCGAAGGCGTCGATCCCGATCCTCTACGCCCACGGCAAGGAAGTGCCGCTGCTCGACAGCGTGATCGGCCGCTCAACCGAGATCGTGAACGACGGCGGGCAGCTCGTGATCCGTGGCGAGCTGATCCGCGGCGAGCCGGTGGCGGACAAGCTCATTCGGTTCGCCAAGTCAGGCGTACCGCTCCAGGCGTCGATCGGTGCCGACGCCGGCAGCCTCGAAAACATCGGTGCCGGTGGTGTCGTGACCGTGAACGGTCGCGAGTTCGCCGGCCCTGTGACTGTTGCTCGGTCTTCCGACCTTCGGGAGACGAGCGTGGTTCTGTTCGGTGCGGACGGTCGAACGTCCGCGGCTATCGCCGCCGAGGCGAATGAGGGTGATTCCATGAGCGATCAGCTCAACGAGAAGCCCGTCGAGGCCGCCGTGCCGAAGACGGAAGCCCCGGCGAACGTCGCCGTGGAACCGAAGCCCATCGTCGAGGCCAAGGGTGGCGACGGTGCGTCCCTTATCGACGCCGGCCATGTCGCGGATCTTGTGATCCAGCGGCTTCGCGCCGAGCGGCTCGACGAGGTGCGTGCCGAGCGTCCCAAGGCTCCGGCCGTCCACGTCGTCGACGCGGACGCCACGAGCAACCCCAAGGTGATCGAGGCCGCTCTGTGCCTCGCCGGCGGACTGCCCGGCGTGGACCGTGCCTACGACGCCAAGGTGCTCGAGGCGGCCGATCGTCGGCGACGCAACACGTCGCTCGGTGAGGTGCTCGTCGAGGCGGCCCGTGCCAACGGCTACACCGGCCCGGCCCGGATCTCGGCCGGCAACATCCGCGAGGTGCTGGCGAGCGGGTTCGCAACCCACTCGATCAGCAACGTCCTCTCGGCGACCTACGGGAAGTTCCTGCTCCAGGGCTTCACCGCGGTCGAGACGACGTGGGACATGATCTCGTCGGTGCGTAGCGTCAGTGACTACAAGCAGGTCACGGGCGTCCGCGTCACCGGCGGCTTCGAGTTCGACCAGGTCGGCAACGGCGGCGAGCTGAAGATGGCCGAAGCCGGCGACGAGACCCGGTCGATCAAGGCCAACCTGTACGGTCGCCTGTCGGCGATCACGATGGTCGACATCGTGAACGACGATCTCGGCGCCCTGACGGTTGTCCCGCAGCGGCTTGGTCGCGGTGCCGCGATCAAGCTGAACAAGGAGTTTTGGAGCGAGTTCGAGAGCTCCAACAGCACCTACTTCGCGAAGGAGACGGCGGGCAGCGGCAACGCTCTTGCCATCGGCTCGCTGAAGACGGCGGCTTCCAGCTACCGGAAGCTGAAGGACGGCGACGGCAACCCGCTCGGCATCAGCCCGGCGATGCTGCTCGTGCCGCCCGAGCTGGAGATCACGGCCGCCGAGCTGATGAGCGGTTCGCTGCTCATCACCGGTGAGAACAGCACGCGGACGAACGTCAACGTGCTGGCCGGTCGCTACCAGGTGGTCGCCTCGTCTTACCTGACGAGCGCCTCGACCTGGTGGCTCGTGGCGAACCCGGGCGAGCTGCCGGCGATGGAGGTCGCGTTCCTCAACGGTCAGCGTACGCCGACCGTCGAACAGGCCGCGGCCGACTTCGACACGCTCGGCATCCAGGTCCGCGGTCACTACTCCTTCGGCGTCGCGAAGGCCGAGTCGAAGGGTGCCTACCGGATGGCGACGGCCTGATCGTCGTGATGTTCTTCGTGCCCGGCGGCTGGAGCCCAAGCCAGCCGCCGGGCTTTCCCGTCAAGCGTTTCATTTTCCAGAAAGCGAGTTGAACAATGGCAAGGTTTGTGCAGGAGGGCGAGGCGATCGACTACACGCCCGGTTCGGCTGTGGCCGCCGGTGCGATCGTCGTGATCGGTTCGGTCGGGATCGGGGTCGCTCAGACCGCGATCGCGGCCAACGTGCGGGGTTCGCTGACCGTCGAGGGCGTGATCGAGCACGCCAAGGCCAGCGGGGCGGTGACGTTCGGGGCGAAGGTCTACTACGACGCGACCAACAACGTGCTCACCACGACCGCGACGAGCAACACGCTCGCCGGTTGGGCGGTGGCCGCTGCGGCGTCGGGTGACGCGACCGCGACCATCAAGCTGCTGAAGGCTTGATCCGCCGGCATGGTGGCCGGGCGGCATCCTCGTGGGCCAATCGCCTGCAGGAGCCGCCCGGCCATGGTGGCACTGTGAGGTGACGACGTGGACATGATCGCCGACGGATCGAAGTGGCTGGAGAGCCAGCGGCGGCGATACCTGTCGGTGCCGGTCCAGTACCGCGTCGGCGGCCAGGGCCACCCGATCGCCTGCCAAGCAACGCTGGCGGTCGGGCGGTGGGAGGCGATGAACGCGGCCGGCCAGATCGTGCGGATGGAGACCAGGGACTTCGTGATTGCCAACGACGAGCTGCACGTCACGCCCAAACGCGGCGACACGCTGACGCTCATCGAGGGCGGCGTCGAGGCGATTTGCACGGTGGTGATACCGGAGGGTAGCGAGCAGGCTTGGCGGTGGGCTGACAGGTCGCAGGCCGCAAGACGAATCCACACGCAAGAGACCGCGAGATACGAACATGCCTGACTATTCCGCTCTGCCCGGCGTCCTGAATCTCTCGCTCGTGAAGGGCGACGAGATGGAGTTCACGGCCACGTTCAACGCCAATCTCACCGGCTACACCCTGTCGAGCCAGATCATCAACGAGGCTACGCAGGCGAACGTGGCGGCCCCGACAATCACGAGCACGACGGCCACCAGCAACAACGTCACGACGACCACGGTGAAGTTCAACTGGACGGAAAACCAGACCGGAGCCCTGTCGGTCACGACCCGCTATCGGTGGTACTTCCGCTGGGTGACGCCGTCCGGGTTCACCCGCACGGTGCTGTCGGGATCGGTTCGCCCATTCAACCCGTAAGACGCTATGCCAGACCTCACAGTTTCGGTCGCGACCGGAAATCCGATCTCCGTGAGCGTGAGCGGCAGCGGGGCCGCTACGGCCACTGTCTCGAGCGGCGGCACGGCCACGGTGACGGTCGCCGGAGCCGTGCCGGCATCCGGTGCCGGGAAGGTGATCGTGTCGTCGGGGGCGATCGCCGACCTGACGAGCGGCCAGCAGGCACAGATCACGCAAGGCGTGGTTGTGGTGACGACCGACGGCTACCGGTGGGTCTATAGCGGGGCCGGCTCAGTGACGAGCCAGGCCAGCTACGTTCAGCTCGCGGACATCACGCCGACCTGGTCGGCGATTGAGGGCAAGCCGGGCCTGCTCACGCTCGCCGGCGGCGCGATGGACGAGGACGCCCTCATCACGCTTTCGACCGGCTCGGTCAACTCCGAGGTCGGTGGCTGGGGATTCGGCGTCGAGGTGACGGCCGACAACAGCCAATACGCGACCGTCGAGCCGACGGCACTGTCGGTCCACAACTCGGCCGGGGCGACGACGCTGACGCCGGCCGGCCTGACGCTCGCCAACGCGACACAGGTGGTCGTCGGTTCGTTCGACAACAAGACCGGCGGGGCCAACGGACTCGGTTTGATTTGTGCGGTCGGCTACGAGCTGAACTGGCAGGGCGGCAGGCTGCGGAGCGTATCGGTCGGCGGTAACGGCACGCCGCAGCCCATCGTGCTCGACTCGCCGATCACGGTGCCGGCTGGTGGCATCACGTTTGCCGACTCCACGGTCCAGACGACGGCCGCCTCCTCGTACACGCTGCCGACCGCCTCATCGTCCGTCGTCGGCGGCGTGAAGATCGGCAGCGGCGTCACGATCACGGACGGAGTGATTTCGGTCAGCACGGCCTATGCGGCGGCGAGCCATAGCCACGGCAACCTGACGGCCGACGGCAAGATCGGCACGGCCAGCGGGCAGATCGTCGTAACCACGACGGGCGGCGCGATAACGACGGCCAGCACCCTCTGGGGAGGCGTGATAGAGGGAGTGGCTGGGGAATTTCTGGCGGAACTAAATGAGGACGGAATTTGGGACGCCTTAGATGTAGTGGGGTTCCAGTTTCCGTCATACGGAAACATCGCAAACAACGGTGCCATCGGCGCGACGGCGAATCTGCCGATCATCACGACCACTGGTGGAGTGCTGGCGGCCGGATCGTTCGGCACGTCGGCGAATACGTTCTGCCAGGGCAACGATTCGCGGCTCAGTGATTCGCGGAACCCTACGTCGCACACCCACGCTGCCGGCGACATCGCGAGCGGCACGATCGCGACGGCGCGGCTCGGGAGCGGGACGGCGTCGGCCTCGACGTTCCTGCGTGGCGATCAGTCGTGGACGGCAGCGGCTACTCCGGCCGAGGTCGCAGATTTCACGCGGACCACGAAGCCGGCTGCGGCTACGGGGTCGAGCGGCTCGTATTCGTGGGACATTCCCGCCGCCGCAAAGGCGATCCGCGTAATCGCAATCGGTGGCGGTGGCGGTGGCGGCAGTGGACGTAGGGGGGCCGCTGGAAGCGCACGGTTCGGAGGCGGTAGCGGTGCTGGCGCTGCGATGCTCGACGTAATGTTTACGTCGGATGATTGGGGCGCCAATCGCACCATGACGGTAACGGTTGGTGCTGGCGGTGCAGGCGGCGCTGCCGTCACCGCAGACAGCACGAACGGCAACAACGGCGGCAGCGGCGGCGCTAGTTCTATCGTCCTGAATGGCAAAACATTGGCCGCCCCGCTTGCCCAGGGAGGCTTAGGCGGGACAGCAGCGGCCGGGACGGGCGGCGGCCCTCCGTACGGACAGTTCGGAGGAGGGAGCGGAACAAATTCAAGCGTCACCGGGACGCCAGCGACCGGGGACTTCGCACTGCTGGGTGTGAACATGACGCCCCCAGGCGGAGGCGCCGGCGGTGGAATATCGGCCAGCGATGTGTCGTACAACGGCGGCGCTACCAGAGGCAATCCGATGTTCAATGGCATCGGATTTGTGTCCGGAGGGGCGGCCCCCGGTGGCGGCGGAACATCGGCAGCGACAAACCCTTGGGGCACTTATCTGGCCGGTGGAAGCGCCTCCGGTGGCGCGGCTGGCAACTCTACGACTGCTGGAGGCGACGGAGGCAACGGCGCCGACTACGGAGGGGCCGGCGGCGGCGGCGGCGCATCGTTCAACGGCTACGCCAGCGGCAAGGGTGGCAACGGAGGAAACGGCGTCGTCCGAATCGTGGTGTATTACTGATGAAAAACTCGCTCGCGATCCTCGACTCCTCCGGCCGCGTCGTGACGTTCGTCCGGTCTGACGTTCCCGCAGGCTGGTCGCCCCCTGACGGATGCACGGCCGTCCCTGGCGATCAGCTCCAGGCCGGCTGGCAGTACGCGCCAGACACATCTCCCGTCCCGGCGTCGATCTCCGCTCGCCAGGCCCGCCTATGGCTCGTGGGCCGCGCGATCAGCCTCGCGTCCGTCGATGCCGCGATCTCGTCGCTGGCCGATCCGATCACTCGCGAGAGCGTTCGTGTCGAGTGGGAATACGGCACCGAGGTCCACCGGGCAAGCCCGTGGCTCGCGGCCCTCGGCCCGGCCCTCGGCCTGGACGACGCCACGCTCGACGCAGCGTTCCGCGAGGCGGCGAGCCTGTGAGCCAGCCGACGCCCGCCGCCGTCCTCCTGGCCTACGGCCGCTGCTGCGGCCTGGGGTGCCAGCTCTGCCCGTACGCGCCTCGGTGGCAGGCCGGGGCGACCACCACGAGATAGCCCATGCCCACGCCGACCATTACCAACGTCCAGCGGATCGCCGGGAACGACTTGGCGTCCGCCTTGTCCGAATACACGTTCCCCGGTGCGATCACGTCGATCGACGCCGCTTGGCGGCGGGTGCCGGACTACACCGCCGACGACCTGGGCGTCGTGAAGGTCTCGGTGACGCCCGGCCCGTACGAGATCAACCAGCAGGACCAGCCGCCCCGGGGGGCGGACTTCTTCAACCCGGTGCTCGGGATCGTGATCGCCAAGAGCGTCAGCAACGATACGGAGATCGACGATCTCGACGAGCTGGTGCAGGGCATCGTCGATGCGATCCGCAGCTACAAGGTCACGCTGGCGTCGTTCGCGGGCTCGAGCGATTGGCGGGACATCACGGTGCCCGTGCCGTTCGACCGGGAGTCGCTCAATGAGCGGAGCGTGTTCTTGGCCGAGATCAACGTCACATGGATGATCGGGGTCGACAAGCTGGCCGCGACGTGAGGTGAGCCTTGGCGATCTTCGTCCGCAGCGGAGGGATTCTTCCCAGCTTCAAGCTCCCGCAGCTCCCGACCCACATCAAGGTCGACATGTTTTTCGACCGGTCGGCGGTCAAGAACGCCCTGTCGAATATGGAATACAAGGGGCTGACGCGGTCCAGCCTGCTTGTGCGGCGGACGGCTCAGAAGTCGATCCAGAAAAAGGGGATGGCGAAGCCGCTGCTGAAAGAGCAAAAGGCGAACCCGGGCATGGGGCTCGACGCCATTTTGCGAACGCAAAAGCTCAGCGTTCGCCGACAATCGGCGATCGTCGAGCGGATCCGCGAGATCAAGACACGGCCGCCGTCCTCGCCAGGATCGCCGCCAAACACCCACGTCCCCTTCGGGCACATGCTCGGCTTCCGCCGCAACCTCTACAACGCCTACGACAAGACGACCCACTCTGCGGTCGTCGGCCCGTCGATGAAAGGCCCGCAGTGGACGATCCCGCAGCTCCACGAGTTCGGCGGGGGAAAGACGCTGACGGCCTGGGTGTGGAAGCCACAGTACCCGCGCTACCGCAAGCCGATCATCCGGTGGGTCGCGCAAGGCGACACGCCCGGGGCCGGCTGGTTGCCAACTGGCGGCAAGAAGCGGGCGAGCTATCCGCCGCGGCCGTACATGCGCCCGGCACTCGATAAGTCGCGCCCGCAGTTCGCCAAGTTCTTCGAGGGCGCGTTCTCTGCCGGTGTGTACGGCGGGAGCTGATGGCGAAGCTGGTATACTGATGTACAGGTGCGGTGAATGCCGCATTTCGCACATCAGAGGGCCAAATGGCTGTCACCTACGTTCTCGGCAAGGACTACACGGTCTCGGGCCTCACGGGCGTGACCGACCTCACGCTGACGCTCGCCGGTGAGCGGATCGACGTCACCACGCGGGCCGGTGCCAAGCCCGTCAAGAAGACTGTCGCCGGCTTCCCCGACAAGACGTTTGAATGCACCGTGCTGGCCGAGGCCGCTACGACGTTCAGCACGGGCAAGGCCTACTCCTGCACGATCAACGGGCAGGCTCTCTCGCTCATCTGCTTCGGTGCCAATCGCGAGGAGCCGCAGGAGGGCGTCGTCACCTACAAGTTGACGCTCAAGCCGGGTGAGGAGAGCGAGACGGCCAACCAAGTTGCGATCGGCCCTGGCGACTTCCGTTCCTGACGCCCACAAGGGAAACCAATGCCCACGACCACCTACAAGCTCGGCCGCGACTGCGTAGCCACGCTCCCGGGCGTGACAAACGACGACATCATCACCGTCACGGCCAACGTCCAAACGAACCAGCAGGACGTGACGACGTTCAAAGCCACCGCACTCACGGAGGCGGTGTACATGGCCGGCCTCACCGACATCACCATCGACGTCACCTGCACATCGCACGACGCGACCGTGGGTGACGTTGGGGCTTGCAACGTGGCCGGCCTGGGCGACGGCGACGGCCTCGAGGCGACGGTGCTCGAAATCAAGGAAGCGGTGACGCCAAAGGGCAAGGTCGAATACACGGTCAGCTACGGGCTACAAGCCTCCGACGAGTGAGGCGGGCGTGCCGACGACGAAGGTCAAGCTCGGCCGCGATCAGACGCTCAGCCTTGACGGAGCCGTGCTCGAAGGTGTGCGTGAGGTCGATGTTGACATCGACATGAAGACGCAAGAGGTCACGTCGTACGAGCACAACGTTTCCTCGACGCTGCCGATCTCTGTCGATGCCACGGTCAAGCTGCTCATCTACTGGGCAGACGATTGGGCGCAGATCGCGAGCAAGTTCAACAACCATCCACCGCAAGCCGTAACGCTGGCGATTTCCAACGGCCCGACGATCCGGTGCGTTCCAGTGAAAGCGTCAATCAAGCAGCCCATCGCGGGCGTCCTGGCGTGGGAAGTGACGCTGAAGCCGTTCTATTTGTGACAGGGTGACATGAAGACGTTTCAGACTCTCGACGGCACGGAATGGAAGGTTGCCGTTACGGTGCTCACCATCAAACGGGTGATGGAGGAAACCGGGTTGAAGCTCACCGACCTCTTTGCCAACGAGGCGAAGATCGGCGAGTTCTTTTCCGACGACGTGCGGTTCGCCGAGGTGGTGTGGTCGGTCATCCGGCCGCAGGCCGAGCAGCTCGGCCGCACGCCGGAGCAGTTCTTCGGCTCAATGGACGGCACCGTGATCGAGGCGGCATCCGAAGCCCTTCTCGCGGAGACCGTCGATTTTTTCCAAGAGCCCCGGCGGAGCCTCCTCCGCCGGGTGTTGGAGAAGTATCGGGCTTCGCACAACCGGCTCAAGACCGAAGGCGTCCTCGCCGTGGAGAAGAAGATCGAGGAGATGGACTTCGACAAGCTCCTCAGCCAGACCCTTACGAGCTCTGCTTCGAGCTCGCCGGCCAGTGCGGCGTAGACCCGTGGGGCTACACGCTCCGCGAGTTGGATTGGATGGCCTGGGGACGGTCAAACGAACAGTGGAACCACACGGCATCGCTCATGACGCTTCTCGCCTCCATCCACTGCGACCCTGACGCCACGCAAAAGCCATCGCTCGCGCTGTACCACCCGTACATGCCGTTGCCGGAAACGCCGACGCTGCCGCCGGACGCCCTAGCGTCACTTTTGCGTTCGGCTGGGATCGGGAAAAAGCGGGGTGACGCATGAGCGGTGCGGGAGCAGTACGGGCCGGTGCCGCGTTCGTCGAGATCTTCGCGAACGACAGCAAGTTCCAGCAGGCGATGACCCGCATGCAGAACAAGCTGCGGGCTACGGCTTCCACGATGAAGTCGATCGGCGCCAGTATGTCGATCGGCGGGGCGGCCCTTGGCGCCCCGTTCGTCGTCGCGGCCCGCGAGGCCGCAGGCTTTACGAGTGCGATGGCGATGGTGCAGGCGAACACCAACGCGACGGCTGAGCAAATGGACAGGCTCACGAAGGCCGCCCGGCAGATGGGCGTGCAGATGGGTCGCACGCCAACCGAGACAGCCAACGCGATGAGCGAGCTGGCAAAAGCCGGCCTTGATGCCGAGGGCACGATCAACGCTATCGGCCCGGTGCTCGCGTTGGCGGCGGCCGACAACATGGAGCTCGCCCGGGCCGTCGAGGTGGTCGTCGGGACGATGAGCCAGTTCGGGATGTCGACCAAGGACTTCGGGTCGATCGCCGACAGGCTCCAAGCGGCGGCAAACGCTTCGACGACCAGCGTCGACCAGATCGGGGAGTCGCTTTCCTACGTTGGCCCGCAGGCCCAG